TGGAATCGGGTATTGAATGATGTGTTTTCTGAGACAATGACCGAACTTGGAACAACCGGAGAACTTATACTCGCAGGTTCTTATCGTAGAAAAACGTCTGATTCTGGAGACATTGATGCCTTGATGACAACCGATGTTAAAAACTCGAGAGTGATGACCTCGTTTTACAACAATCTGGTGAAACGTGACATAATAGAACCCTCTGATATTATAGCAAAGGGTCCCACTAAAATCATGGCCGTGGCAAATATAGACGAACATTACCGTCATCTTGACATTTTCTATCATCCAATGGAAACTTTCCCATTTGCGATACTATTTACAACCGGATCTAAAGAATTCAATATTAAAATGAGAAAATTTGCTCTTGAAAAAGGGTACTCGTTAAATGAACAAAACTTAACTCATAAGTCTCCAACTGGCAGAAAAGTGTCTGAAATGGAATACATGTCTGTAATGGGAAAAAAATTCCCAGAAACTGAAAGGGATATCTTCGATTTTCTTGGATATGCATATGTCTCCCCGGAACTGAGATAACTTATTTACAACAAAAATATATTATTTTGTATTAATAAATGGCTAATTGTTATTCGTATGAAATTATCGCTGAAAGTGAAAATGCAATATTTAAAAATGTTGATTTAACTATCGTTTTGACGATGAAAGATTCCGTTAGATTTAAAAAAGACCCTCTTCTTCTTAACTTATCCAAGAAAACGGTATTTCAAATCAATAAAGGGTTCAGAGATTGTGAAAAACCTGAGAGTATTAAAAGAACTGTAGAGGATTTAACTCATGCTTATTATATTGCATTCGAATATGCTAAAAAATATGATAATGTTATTATACTCGAAGATGATGCGGAAGTGCTTAATTACAAAGTTTCTCACTACAAAGCTATAGACGACTACATCGGTTCTAATGAGTTTTCCATCATTTCAATGGGTTCACTTGGATTTTTTAATAAAAAAGACGATTTATTTTATGAATCTGCTGGCATGACTCATTCTCATACTCAAGCTCAGATTATATCTAAAAAAACAAGAAATGAAGTTCAGAAATTAATATTAAGTAAAAATTTTATTGGGCACATTGATAAGAGCTATTTTGCAGAACAAAATGTTCTGATATATCATGAACCTCTTATCGTCCAGATTGTATCAGAAACGGAGAATTTTAAGAACTGGGACGGGCCGTTGTGGGTTCATAGAGTTGTTGCTAATATACAAGGTCTTAGATACGACAAAATGGGGTGGTATAAAGCATATTTACTTTGTAAGATGTGGGCCGAAATTGAAGAATATAAACTGTATTTGTTTTTACTTATCATCGTCTTACTGTTGCTTTATTGCAAAAAATAATTAATATTAAAATTAAAAAAAGATGTATAATTAATACACATCAATGGAACCGTTTAAAAATCCCAAGGTCGAAGAACAGTTTCATAAGTTAGTCAAAAGTTTTTTATCTAAAAATGAAAATTATGACATGTCCAAGTTTATCGGAGGAATGCCTGTTACTTTAGAAAAAACAGACATGCCAAATTTAATGTTAAAAGGTTCAGGTGGTAGATCAAAATACACTGTTACACAAAAAGTAGACGGGACTAGATATCTGATGTATATAGGCCCTGATACAGGGGTGGCAAACATAAAGCAGCGACAGGTATGTTTCGTAGATCGGGATATGAAACTGAATGTCTTGTCAGGGTTCAAATTGCCGGACATTAATACTCCCGAGATGTTATTGGACGGCGAATTAGTATTTTTTGACATTAATGGTAAACCTCATAGAGAATTAGACCCGGTTAAAATAAGAGGCGTTTCTTTTATGGTGTTTGACATTCTTTTTGGTCCAGAAAATATTTTTGTAAATTCTGATGGTAATAAAGTTGTAGGCCAATCATTTTCCATGATGGTTCCGGAGGATAATAAGTTGCGGAGTGACCCTTGGCCTTACATTGCTCGTTATGACATACTTGCCAAAATGATAAACCCGGAACTAACGCAATTTAATAAAGGCGAGCCATTGCTGCCTATTGCATTTAAAGACGTAGACTTTTTTAACATTGAACTCAAACCAATTTATTTTCTGGATACTCTATTGTCTGCCTCTTTACCCTTATATAATACAACCGGCTCTGGGTGGCTTCAAGTTCAATTAAAGGAACACCGTAAAAAATATTATGAATATATTTCCACGATTAAAAAAAATGCCGATAAATTTAAGAGAAAATTAGAGTTAGATGGTCTAATTTTTACCGCGTCAGACACTCTTTATACAATTGGAAATTGGAACACTATTCTTACGGGTCAATATAAATGGAAACCCGCGTCCGAACAGACTGTTGATTTACAGATTAGTAAAATTACAGATACAACTGCTAATGTTCAAGTTATAAAGTTAAATGCATTAGAAATTTTTCAAGATCGCGGTATGCCGATTATAGTTAATGTTCCCGGTTCTGTTAAAAATGGGACTATACACGAATTTTCCGCGGATTTCAAGTGGAAAAATGCTAGAACCGATAAAACTAGACCAAATGCTATAAGAACTGTGTTAAATGTTATTCGCAGTTTTAAAAATCCAGTTATCATCGATAATCTCATTTATTTTCTTAAACCAGACAATGAGAAAGCGTATCGTGTCATTCTTGAACATTCTTCAAAGGCGAAATTATTCAAGTGTATAGCGGCAACGGAAAATGTGAAACTTCTCAAAGAAGATGAAATATCTAAAATTGAAAACATGATTAAAAACGTGAATACAACAAAAGACATTGAAGTAGAAATGAGACTTGGAAAAATAAATAAAACTGGTAAGACTTTTTTTAATCCTGTTATATCTAGAAAAGATTTTGAGAAAGTTATATTCAAAATGGAAAGTTTTGGATTTAAGAAAGAAATTTTTGATTTTATAGATATTTACGACCAAGGTATCCGAACAAGATTCATTTATTCCCATGATTTTTCAAAATATATACAATATGAGAGTGTAATTAAAAACAGGATATCTAATGTGGATATAGACATTTCAAGTGTATTAAATTTTGATACGCGATTTTCCTTATCCACTGAAACACCTGTAATGAAATCTAATACATCTGGAGACATAAAAAGAAAATACCGGATTTCTTATAATGAACCGAACGGTTTATTCAGGGTAGATTTAACAGCCATCACATCAGGTGAATACTTCCCTGAAACCAGAACTTTTAAAACTGATAGCAATCCCAATGAAAAATTTCAAATAGAAATTGAATTCATTAGAGATGACATAAATGTTACTGAACTGTTTAAATTTTTAACCCATCTTTTAAGCATTTGATAAAATGCCGCCAGAATATATTAGGCGCTCATCATTGGAAATATACCACTCTTCAGGATCCTCAAACAATGAAATGTCTGTAGGTTTGAATTTAGTATATAAGTCATTTAAAATATTGTCGTAATTATATGCTCGGTCTGTTTTAGTTAATATACTTAACTTACGTTTAGGAACAATATTTCCAGAAAAATCCCTGTTAATTTTAACATTTACATAATCGTATCTATATAATTTATCGGGAATTTCTCTTTTAGTAAATTCATATTTATTTAAGAAATTTAATGCTTCTGGAAAAGTTCTACCACTGTGACCAAATTTAATAACTGAGCCTTTGGTGAGTTCTAGAACCTGAAGTTCAATAACATCTTCCGTAGTGTCTTTTTCGCCCCACGTGATATAATCACACTTCTGCGAATTTATAAATACTAATGTATTTAATCTATTTTCATTTATAAAGTAACTACTGCCGTCTATTATGTCATTAAAAAAATCCGGAAATGCTATAATTTCATCCGAAATGGCGTTTAACATGGAATTTTGCAATTCCATTATGGTTTGATTTCTTCTAGCAAATGGTACTGAAATATATGGTTCATCATAATAAATTAAATCCATTACATAAAATTCGTTTTCATTCATTATTTCATTTTTCTTTAGATATCCAAATAAAATGATATCCGTGTCAAACCTATCCGAAATTTCAGAATCTATACTCATTAAATCTAAATTAATATAAAAATTTCCGCCCGGGCCAAGACAGAGGAAAAATGGATAACTATTGCCTGGTACAGATTTTACTACGAATGGGTACATTTTAAATAAATCTATGCTAGATGAAGTTAGATTTTTTTTAGTTATAAGGGATGTATTTGATATTAATCCTTGGAAAATTGCGGCATTCTCGGGTAATTTTTTTTCATTTAATTCAGAAACGGTGTTTTTAATTATATTTCCGACCTGACTAACAACGAGGTCTAATCTTTTGAGATTAAATTTAACGCATTCTATTAATTTAGTTTTATTAAATGTGTTTAAGCCCGGGAATACTCTAGAGTCTTTTTTAAAAGCCTCCCCCTTAATATTTATTATTTCCCCATCTTGCGTTCTAACCGTGTATTCGTTAGATTGTTTATTTTTTTTCTTAATGACAGTGACAGTTTCGATGCGACCATTAACATTCACTTCCGCGGACGATCCTGGGCTATTACTATCAGGTATTAAAATACCTGAACCGATGTCTTCTCCATCTATAATATTATATTTTTCAGCCTGTGACTGATCCATAGGAAACCCTTTCATAAGATAATTCCTCATAAGTTGTATTGATTTTTCACTTTTTGCTTTACAACAGGGATACCAAAGTCCGTCTGGCCCCTGTACACCTTCTGGACTAAGATATTGATAATTAGGGTCGGGGCAGGTCCCTTTCCAAGAATATGGATCTGGTCTTTTTCCTTCTTTCCACGTGTTTCCATCATCATCTACTCGAGTCTGAGTATTTCTACACACAGATGATGGCACAGCATTTCCAGAGACAGTATTGTAGGTCTTGAGATCTTTTGATATCTTATCAATTACTTTATTTGTAATCATATCAGCCTGATTTCTAAACAATTTATCAAACGAGTCGGCTACATTTTTAAACAGTGCCAATTTAATTTCTGTATTGCCTGGCACACATAAACCTTGTAGTATATTCTTTTCACTGCATTTGGACACCGTCATGGTGATAGTCCCATATTTGTTGATTATACATGTCATTTTTAACCCAGGTGCCGGCGTATTTATAAACCTGATATATTCCTTTGACATTACACCCGTTCTGGTCATCCTACCAAGAGAATACTCCCAATCTATTATACGAATACCATCGAAAATTATTATTTTTTTACCCGACGATGTTGTTTCGATTTCAGTTATTCTGCCGGGGATTAATTCTCCGCTTGAATTATAAGGACTTATTAGATTATCTAAGTTTTCAAAATCAACCTGTTTTCCACTGAAGTCGCTAATCGTAAACTGTGCAGACATCGAATGTGTATAAGAATATTCTGGAAATAATCTATATTCTCGTTCGCCCGTTATTTCTTCTAATGCATCTGTATTTATTGTATCAGAATCTCTAAGCCGCTCAATTAATTCTGTTATCATATCATTGTAATCATCTTCATCTTCTGGAACATTTATTAAATTTATAAGACCATTTTTACTTATTCTAATTGACGTCTTATTACCAGATTTTTCGTGAGAAATTATAGCATTATTTAAGAATTGTGTAGTGGAAGTCTTTGCTGCCAATTTTTTAGGGCCACGTTTTTTAATTACACCACCTGAGTCAAATGAAATTTTTGTCAAAATGTCTTCATTATCTTCGTTTAATATTTCTTCGGGAGAAATCTCGTCATCTAATAACAAAACTTCGTTATTAATCTCTTCCTGTGATGCATTACCGCCATTAATTTTATTTTTAATATCAACAAGGTCTCCATTATAACTAGGAACCAATATGTAATTTTTTAGACCCTTTATTGTAAGATATAGACTTTCTTTTTCTGGAGTATCACAGTCTTCGCTGTGATCACTTGGGCCGATAGCATCGCACACGCTGCAATATAAACCTTTTTCTATGGGTCCAATCGGGGGGCGGTTATAGTTGTCATTTATTGTTTCATTTCCTAAGAATTTTTTTTGGGATAAACTAAGTCTGTAAAACCCTTCCTCATCTTCGTCTAGAGGGAATTCGGTTTTTAATTTGTTGAGGTCCACAATTTCTTCGGATGTATTAAATCTATTGACAAAAACGTTAATACCGTTGATTTTTATATCGGCGGACATTTAATATATATAAATATTATTTTTAATGATTGTATTTGATAAATTTAAATACATATAAAAAATGTATACATTAAGTAATAATAATGTCTAGTAAAGAAATAGAAAATTTTAATAAATTATTTGGCGAGTTTCTGGAAAAAATAATTTCAAAGTTTCCATATGCAAAACTTAAGACTTATCACAGGGGATTTAAAATTTTAAAAAATACATCCCCAGATGTTCCTGCAAATTTGTTCATGGCCGGCTGCGTGGATTATAAAACACAAATTAAGCAAAGAGATGATATGTTCTTTTTAAAAAATGAAACCATTAACGATAAGGCTAAAAACTTCGGCAATTTTACAGAGGATTGTGGACTTGACGTGTATTGGGGAGAACTTACACAGCCCACAAAGAAAGCTATATGGGACTATATTCAGTCTCTTTTTGTACTTGGAGAGATTATTGTAAATAAAAACAAGGATTTATTCAATAAATATAACACTATGTATGCGGCTGATTATAAAAATGAAATAAATGATTTGCACACTGAAAACTTTTCTGTAGAATTCCTAGAGAAAATAAAATAGTTATATAATATTAAATGACATCTTATTGGTTGAGTAATTTTTGTAGTTTGTTTTCATCATTCAATATAATCCCGTTTACAGGAAATGACAAGAACTATCAGTACAATTCATTGACAAGGCTTATAATTTTGGTAACCATTCTGGCGTACATTTACACCGAAGATGTAAATGTGATATTTTCGGGACTTGTATCGTTGACATTGTCGGTTGTATTTTACTTTGTTACATTTAATACAAGGAGTGTGGAAAATTCTATTGAAAATTATAAATTAGAAATGAAAACTCCCGCCGACAAAATTATAGAAAAAGATAATTTACAAAATCAAATTAATCAAATCTCGTTGAATTATTCGCCTCCAGACACAGACGACAAAAGAAAACATATATATTTTCTAGATGGAGATTTATCAAAATCGGAAATTACGAATACAATTATAGACCCGTCCGAATTTTTATCCACGGGCCCAAAAGTTGTAAATTCTATTACAAAAAATTTAAACGGTATAAATAGAAATATTTAAATTAAAATTTATTATATAACATTATATAATAATGGAATATACACCAGCGACCGCAAAATCCAAAATCATAGATTATAATGCAGAGGGTAGATATAATCAAGAAATTGATTACAATGTATTACATTCTGCGAAAGTAGAAGATAGGGCCGTAAAGGCTCTAGTAAAATATAATAAGCAACAAATAGAAGGTAAAAAAATGACCAAAAAATTAAGACCGGTTGTCGTGAGAACTAAAAATAAAGCCATTGATCTCAGTTCTTTCCCTGAAGGCATAAAAGATAGATATACAGAAAAATTAGTTGCTTATGATAATAGATATTATATACTCTACGACACCGAAGTTGTAAATTCCGATGACAACAAATTTATAATTCAAGACTACACCAAAAAGACTGTAAAAGAAGTTCCGTTTACAACATCATTCAAATATAAATACTTAGATGAAACAGTTGGTAGTTCAAAAATATTGAATAAGGATGTGATTACCAACTCGGGAAGATCTAATAGAACAGATAAAACATTATAAAGAATTTAATATATTTAATATTAATAAACTAATGTATATGTCCTCGTCTGTAGGTTCGGTATCATATTCTTCAGTTGAAGGTATACAACATGTGTCAGAAAATGAATCCTATCTATATCGCGACGATTTTGAAATAATGGTCATTGATGATATAGCTCTGCATCCGCTTTTGTTAGCCTTGTCACATAGTCTAATTTTAGGAGAAGAAATTACAAGCGTTAACACTGTAGAAACCAAAAAAACTTTAACAGAGGACCAATTTAAAGACCTAAAATGTAATCAAGATCTTTCAAACTGTTGTATTTGCATGGAAAATAAAAGACTAAATGTACAACTGGCTTGTAACCATACGTTCTGTAAAATTTGTATTAAAAAATGGCTCACTGAAAAATCCAATACGTGTCCAACCTGTAGAACTGAAGTTTAATTAAATATCTTAATTTTAATATAATAATTTAAAATATTTAATTATAGTAATTATGAATACAATATCTACACTGATCATAGTTTTGTCTGTATTTGGTTTATACATTAATATGTATGGTAATACTAACTTATCGGATCCCGAACTTATGGACACATCTTGGTTATCAAAACTACCTAAGATCTTGAGAAAAGAAAATAATGAAAATAATGAAAATAATGAAAATACAGTAGAACAGATAATGAATGACCTTAAATTAGACCCCGAAATTATAAACCAGGCAAAGGACGTCTCTCCCAAAGAAATAGATGAAGTGATTCAATCTGCTAAAAATCAGGTTTTGCCAGTGGCCAAACCTAAAAAATATAACGAACTCGGCGAAAATAATATAACACCCGTGATATTTAACCTGGGAAAAAATGTAAAAGGAAGTTCATCTACTAGAGCCTATGGCTGGGTGCGGCCATCTACCGTAGATAAAGTAGATGCAAATGGTTCACTTACAAAGGAAAATATATCATACAAAAACAATTTCCCATATAAAACCGACGAATTAAGAATGAAACCCGGTGATTCTAAAATATTAGAAAGTTATAGCAATTTAACAGGTAGAGTATTTAAACAAAGCTCCACTATCGGCGCAATAATATTGCCCAAAAATACAGAAAAGTTTGATATCAACAATACATATACAAAAAGAGCCGCAAGCATTTATAAGGCAAGAATAAGTAATACAAATAAAATTTTACCGGATGTCCAAAGTGTAGACCCTGATTTATTGAAAGAAAGAGACAATCTTAAATCCAATGTTTTAAATGAAATGCCAAATAGTATTGAAATTAAGAAACGACCTGATATGATAGGCTTTAAAGACGGTGTTGAACATATGAAAACCCATGAAAAGTTGTATCCATTAGATAAAGTGGACGCCGATATGAAAAATATAACTCGTAATTACAATCTAAAATAAAATATTTAATATTAATTAAATCACAATGAATATTACAGATCGTAATGTTGGTAGAGACAATAAACAGATACAAGATGTAAGCAATGATTTAAATAATTCTCTATCTTTATCAGGTAATGGTCCTAAACAAAATAGAATAATAGATAAGGTCTCCCCGCAAAAGATTATTTCATTTAAAAAGAATGTTCCATACGATGATATGTATGCCCGAAAAAATAATACTACGAACTCCAGCAGTTATAGTGATGACCTTATAAACTCTTTTAATCTTAAAACGCAGGCTATCAAGGATGATACTCATACTTTATTAACTAGTACCGCTTCATCAATTCGCGATAAAAATAATCAGAATATAATCATTGAAAAGGTAAAACCTAAAAATCAAGTTTCCGGAATTGTAGATAAAAACTTAATGTCTCACTTAATCTTACCGAGTTCTTTGGTAGGATTGGTCGTTCCAAAAAACAATATAAAACCCATGAATGTATATCGCAAACCGGATAACACGCCTTTGCCTCCTATTATACAACCTGTTACAACCCTAAAAGAAAAGATGATAACTACATTATAATTTCATCGATTGTATCTTTATTTTCAATAAGAGTTTGTTCAAAAATGTTTCTTAATTTTATCATTGGTCTTTTAGAACCAATGCTATTTTTTATGGTTTCATATGAAACCCATTTCACATCGTTTATCTCTAAAAATTTTCTATCTATATTTACCTTTGATATAAATTTTTTAGTAGACAAAAATCTATGCCTGTAATTAGTATTAAATGGTACTTTAACTAAATACATATAATAAGGATACCCTGACGGTGTTTTACATTTTATACATTGAGTGTTATATCTACCGAGAGTATTTTTAATGAGATCTTGATCTTCTATACATCCAAGAGTTTCTTCCCACGATTCTCTAGCGGCCGTTATTTCTGGGTCTGATCTATCTGCCACTTCACAAGCACCTCCAAAATTTGACCATTTATTATCCCAGTCTTTTCCTAAGAAAAAGTAAGGCGCTTGTTCTATACTTTTAGTGTAAAATAGTATCCCAGCTCCGTAAATTATATTATTTGTTATCATTTAACTAAATTATATACATTATCTTTAAAAGGAATTAAAAAATGATTTTATATTAAAATAGATATTAACATGGATGACTTCATTTGTGAATAAATACAATGTTGATTTACCGTTAAAAATGTTATTTATTCGTTCCAATGATAACAAAAAAATAAATATTAATGAATATAAAATGAGTGGTTCTATGCCGAAAATACAAGTCGAGACCGAGAGTTCGTCTAGGCCTACTGTACAAATTAAAAACCCTATCAATATAAAAGGAATTGATGTCATTCGAGATCCAGATGATTCCGCATCCGACACATCTGGTAGCACAGTAGAAGCAGCGCCAGATGTGCGTCAGAAGAAAACGAGCCTTAAATCTATGAAATCTAAAAATAAATTCAATGCAGACGATTATCAAAGTTTTGTTAATAATTCTAAGAAGAAAGCCGGCTCAGATAAAGATTCAGACTCTGGTTCAGAGTCTGGTTCAGAGTCTGGTTCAGGCTCTGGTTCGGACTCTGGTTCAGATTATTCAGATTATTCTGATTCTAGCGCCGGTTCCAAACATCATGAAAAGAAAGATCCGAAACAAGAAAAACAAGAGATACTTCTTAAATTACTTGCTTTAGAAAAAAAAGGGGTAGAACTAACAAAGAAATATTCCATGTCTTCTAAACTCTCGGATCTACGTTTTGAATTAGAACTTCATCAGTCTAATACGGAGATAGAAATGAGTGTGAAATTTCAACAAAAGATGTTGATGGCAGCAGTAACGGGTCTTGAATTTGCAAATAAGAGATTCGACCCAGTTGGAGCAAAATTAGAAGGATGGTCGGAATCCGTGATGGACAACTTAGATGATTATGAATCGGTATTTGAAAGATTACATGAAAAATATAAAACGAGGGCTGAACTCCCCCCAGAATTACAATTGATGGTAACATTGGCCGGAAGTGCATTTATGTTCCATATGACCAAGTCTCTATTCAGTAGCGCTCTACCAACGGGTGACAATGGGCTTCAAAATTCAGAAATTATAAAGAACATAGCAGCGGCTATGGGCAATTCGGGTCCTCCGCCAAAACCAAAATCAAACGAAATAACTGGGCCAAGCATGAATTTGGCAAATATGATGAGAGACGATGACAGTGTTTCTAACAGTACAGTAGAAACGTCTAAAGAAGTGAAAATTAATGGAAAAGGTAAAAGAGCTATTAATATTTAAATTTGTAAAAAAAAATAATATTATATAGTTATAAATGGTGTTATATTATAATAGCAATGCCCGTCCTCTAGCAGAAAATAGTACACAGTCTTTGCTACCAGTAAATGATAGAAATAAGAGCGCAGTTCCATTGGCAGAAGATGATTCCCCAACTTTATTATTGTCAAGTGATGTAACAGAAAATCGGCGTAAACTTTATACCAATGCTATCCCGCAGTTAGAAGTTTACCCAGAGAATAAAGGTTTATTGGAAAATTTATCCGACTCTTTATTTGGTCAGAATCTTGAATTTAAAATAAAATCACACGAAGAGATTTTATCAAATTTGTCTACTGATGAAAAAATAGATTTATTATTTAAAATTAATGTTACACAAAATAATACTACAACAAAACACTTAAGAATCATACTATTCTTGTTATTATTGATAATTATTAAGTTATATTCTTAGTTTATTACTACAATCTTAGTGTTTATGTTATTCATTGTGTATCTGGAATTGGTATAGGATAATTGTCTGAATTCTTCTATATTTTTATCCCCGCCATATTCTTTCAATGTGAATATACTAGGGGCACATTTAATTCTAAAGTCTTGTCCAAAGAGGGTTCTATAAAATTGACCCACAAGATAACTTTTATTTCCGAAAGTTTTATTATTCATACAATAAGATTTGACACAATTAGGAGAACAAAAATTACCATATAATTTATAACGCCGTGATGTCGGACAATAGTCTATAGGTAAATAAAAAGGTATGCAATTAAATGCGTGGTGACAATTGTAACATCTTATTTCATTACTATTCTGTTTAGTTTTAGTAATATTTATCCCCTTGTTATAATGCTTTATTGTTTTGACGGTTTCTTTTACATAATCACAGGTGTCTTCTTCGTCACTCGATAATATTATATTACAATCTTTATTATCTTCTGTAAAAAAATCTGATATGTCTAAATTTTCTTCTTTTTCTTTATCATGCACTTGAATACAAAGATTTCCAAATGACAGGGCATTAATAGAATAATCGTTTTGAATTTCTTCATTATTATCAACCAAATCATTGTCGTCTTTAATGTGAATGTAATTGTTTTTGAAAGTAGTTGTTTCCCATTTCTTTTTCCTACCGCGTTTCTTCTTAACCTGTTCTTCTAGAATTACGGGTTCTGTTTCTAATGCAGATGTTTCTTTTTTCTTCCTCCCTCTTTTCTTAATAGTTTCTTCCATTAATTAATTTAAAGAAACCTTTTATTAAAAAATAATAAATGTTTGCTTTATATACCTTTACTTTTATAGGACTATTGACATACGCATTGAATAAGGCATATCAGTATTTTAATCCTTATAAAACGTTTGAAGATAAATATATTCGCGACGAGTATAACTTATTGTGTTATCGCATCTTTTTTGAAGACGGTTCTGAAACTCTCGAATCAGAGCTGACAGATGAAGAGGTTGAAAAAATTGAGTCAGACGCCGAATCAAAAATTAAATGTATCATCATCGAGTATATGTATAACGGCGAGTTTATGAAGTACATTACATATACAAAAGACATTAGATTTCCTATTTATCCGTTCGACATCTCCCCGCCAAAGTATCCATATTACCCAGAGTTTATAATTATTAATGGAATGGATGTCACGAAGTATATTCACCCCTGGTTAGGTCCTTACTGTAATTTTTACGTGGACCGTGAAGAACCTATTAAGTTAGAAGATGCTTTGATGGACCACCCGGATTATGAAAATATTGATTTTAATAATGGAAATCTTTTGATGCTTTCAAATGATACGCCTATCAGTGGTAGAAAATGTATTACTAAAACTCTTCCATGTAAACTTATTTGGAAAAGACATGCTGCAGTAGATCCACGAGATGATCATCTTTTGGAGGGTTGCAAATAAATGTACTTAAAACATAAATATATTTAAATCTAAATAATGACAGATAAAAATAAGGACCCTGTATTATTTAGATTTAAAACTGTTCAGACAAATGCTATAAGAATTCTTTTCGAGTCTCTTAAAAATATTCTTTCAGATGTTAATTTGAAGGCGGACAGCACAGGTTTAAAGTTGACAACTATTGACGGAACTAATAGCGCTATAGTAAATTTATTTCTACAGAAAGAAAAATTCGAAGAGTATGTTTGTACTAGAATAACTAACATTGGTGTAAATCTACTTTCCATTTTTAAAATCTTAAAGGGAATTAAACACGCCGATACTATATCATTTACTATTTATGATGATGAAGACAGGTATATGTTCATTGAATGTGAAAACAGTGATAAACAGGCAAGAATTTCTACCAAGATTAAACTTCTTGATATGGACGAAAAAATTTATAAAATTCCAGATATCCAATTTACTAGTTATATAACAATGCCAAGTTCGGATTTTCAAACATACATATCAGATCTTTCTAATATTTCAAATGAAATACATTTTACTTACAATAAAGCACTTAAATTAAGAGCAATTGGAGATTTTGCAGATCAAACTATTGTAATTAACGAAACGAATGATAATTCAGAGACGGATGAACAATTTGGTATTTACAATACTAAATACATTCTATTGTTTACAAAGTCTACTAATTTGTGTAGTACAGTTGAAATCTATCTAAAGACCGGTTACCCACTTACTATTTTATACAATGTTGCGAATTTGGGACAACTTAAATACTGTCTGGCTCCAAAACCAAACTAAATATTTTCTGATTCAATTATATCCGTGTCATTCTGACTTAAACAAAAAGTGCATCTGTATTTATAGTACAATTTTAAACTAAAGTCTTTTATTGTTAGAAATGTCGTCTTAAATAAATAAGTATTCTTCAATAAATTTAATACAATGTCTAGTTTTTCGTAATCTACTTCAATTGAAAATTTTTCGGTCATAATTTCATCTATACACAATATAAGTATTTTTTCAAAATCTTTAGATTGAAAATTTTTAATGTATTTTTTATTTTTATTTAAGAAATCTAATAATTTAAACACTAATTGTGAATAATCCAAATCTTCATCTGATATTATGTCATAAAGACCATTATTTCTTAGATTAGTCAATAATTTGATATAATAGTCTTTATTTCTAATCACAACTATCGTTTCCCTGTTGTTCATTTTTTAATAAATACAAATAAATTAAAATCAATTAAATTAAATTAAATTAAATTAAATGTTTAATAAGTTGATAAGACACTCCTACAACTATACCTGAAAAGGCGTCCGTCGCTAAAGAATAAGAGAATCCAAGAGGGTCATAATAATACGTTTTAAGATGCGGGAAGATACCTGAATATCTCATTGGTATACCTATTATCCCCGAAATAAATATAACCAATGCAATTGTATATACATTAACACCCGATAATTGGAAAAAATCGAGAGTTTTAACTATAACATAATGAGTCAATGCTCCGACAAACCCTGCTATAAGTGCAGCAGATAAAACCGTGTGCTTTTGAAAGTAGTTTTCAAGAACTACAATCCATTTCATTTTTTCAAGACCGAAAAATTTTATTTTATCTTCTGCAAAAAGTCTAAGAATTACATCCCAAAAAGCTGTAATTAAAAAAATAATTATTACATTTCTAGTTAAAACATTTTTCGAACTCATTCTGTTTTATTTATTTAAAAAAAATATATTTATTTATAATAAAAGATGATCTCAAATTTACCAATGCCTGTTATAATTTGTGCGGCAGTCGCTTTAATCCTCGTTGTATTGTGGTCTATGGGTACATTTTCGGCGAGAAAACAATATAGAAACAAAAGCCGCTTTTCACTAGAAGGCGCTATCCAGAAGAATTTAGTAAGTTTAAATGCAAATGAGGTCAATAATCAAGCATCTAATAAATTTCATTTTGATGATAGAATCACTGGTAACGTATTAGACGACGGCCGCCGCCTAGACTCTTTATATGCCCAAAAAACTTACAATGGACCATACGGTATTTCTACTAGATCTGCCGCAGGCGATGATGACACGCCTGTTCTAGCCTCTGTAAATGACGTAGAACCTGATACTCCAGTCAAAGTAGATTCGTCGCAGGTCGACCCCGTGAAACAGGTAGTTGTTAAAAAGGAGGTTGTAGTACCAACAGAGGCTGTAGTTGTAAAGGCAAAGGATGTTAAACCTGGTGAGAGAGTTATTGTAAAACCTGTAAAGGTTAAGGCAAACCAAATGGTCCTCAAAAAGAGTGTTGTATCAGGAGAATCTGAATTAGTCGCAAAAGAAAATATAGACATTAATGAGGACGTAGTTGCCGATTCAAGTCAGTTAAATCCTGATGAAGAGGTTGTTGTTAGCGCTGCTCAAGTAAAGCCTAATAAGAGCGTTGTTGCTCAAGGCAAGTCACTTTCTGCTGGTAAGGTTGTAGTTGTAAACGCAATTGATGTAAAGTCCGATACACCTGTTGCGGTAAAGGTATCTGATACTAAACCGGCGGCTGTAGTAAAATCCATTGCTCCACCTGCTGGAACTCCTCAGATTGGTATTCCGGCGGCGTCAGACGGAATTGAAATAGAATCCCCTGAGCCTATTTCATCCGGTACATTAGAAACTAGATTAGCAGGAGATTCTCGGTTTGGTCAGGTATATTCAATGAATAAATATCCCACTAAAAAGGCTTATGCAACAGTTAGCACCAGACAAAACCTATCTGAATTTCCAGTAAGATCTACTGTGCACACATCTGTTATCTGATTATAAACTCGCTGATAGGTTCAGAATCGCACTCCACATCATTTTTATTTATTTTGCGATTAACTTTAAAATTTTTACTTTTATACAGTGATAGTCTTTTGCGATGCCAATTATTAAAGACACTTATTGTATCATTGACATCTATTACAAGTGGTAGATTTTCATTTTTTTTGCGTAAGATCCTTCCTACGGCCTGTTCGACATTACATTTTGGTGAAGCCAATACTAAAGTGTCTAGACCTGGATTATCATAGCCTTCTGACGCCATTTGATATGTAGCTATTATAATTCTACATTCATTCGATTTTTTCAAATTATCCGTTTTCATTCCTCCGTAATAAAGTCCAACTGAATAATCACTTAAAGAATTAAATAAGATGTCACAATGAGCCTTGCGATCTGATAGTACAAGAATTTTCCGATTGGAAGCGTAACACTCCTTGATTAATGTTATTATAAAATTATTTCTAGATTCAATTTCTGTTATAGCAGTGATACTTGCAGGGGAATTTACCTTTCCATTAGATAAAAATTTAATAGTGTCCCCGGGGTGATTATCAAATGTGTGTACATGAATTTCTGGTTCTATAATAAGTAGTTGTACATTTACAGCAACTTTTCCGAGAAACCATTCTAGAGTATATTCCAAACGATCTGCCCTTTTTAAAGTGGCCGTGAGACCAAGATTAAATTTTGCACCTATCTTATAGAATACATTTGAAAAAATTTTAGAACAGTAATGATGTGTTTCATCGTAAATAGCAAATGAAAACTCTTTGAAGGTGTCTTCATCATAGTCCTTCATTGAAATACTCTGAATCATTCCTATACAGATACATTTATCTGTATATACATTCTTACCCTGGATTATACCAGGCGAAATATTTAAAAATTTTTGTATTTGTTCTCTCCATTGTTCCATCAAAGATTCTTTATTCACCAGAATTATTGTTTTAACACCGAGCAGACTTGCTATATAAAGACTAGCAAAAGTTTTACCCCACCCGGTATATAAACATGCAATACATGAACCATTCTTCAACAATTCTGTATGAATCTCAGATATTGCCCGTTTTTGATACTCCCTGGGTTCAAATTGGGTAGATATGCACACGCTATGTGTATCGTTGAGAATTAGTTCTCCTTCATCGTCGAAGTATCTTGGGATATACATGAATTTATTTGTGAGTTTATACAATGTATAGTGAATTGGCACTGGTGCACCGGGCATAAAAGGTGTTACAGTTAGGTCTTTTTTAAGATTGGTTTTTGAAAGATTGTGTCGCCTCCCAAATGGCATAATTATATTTTTAAATTATTTATATACTTATATTTATTTAAAGAAATATTTTATACATTTTTAAATGGTAAAGTTGTATATTACAACAGACAGGACCCATCGTTACAATGTCAGAACTAATAATAAACAAATTTCTGAATTACATAATGTAATTAAGAAAAAAACGGACGAGGTGCATATGTGTATAGAAAATAATCGCCAAAATTATAATGTATTGTCTCGAACAAATGGATTTAATAGAATGATCTACACGGCTTATTCCGAATTGTATAAAAAATATGTAAATCTCATTGAAGATTTTAATAAATGCAGAACTTCTCTAGAAGCAACGGAAAATAAACTACAAAATGTGAATGAAATGTACGAAAATCTAGAAGACATCTATAATGAAAGAGTGACAGAATGTGAGAGACTTAAAAATATTGTACCCGAAGAGCCTAAAATTCAAGAAGAAAATAAAGTGTAAATATATATAAAGAAAAAGTTTATAATATATTATGCAGATTTTGGACTTCGATAAGAACATCAAAATAACTATATATCTCAGATAATTCTATGGAGGCGTAGCTCAGTTGGTTAGAGCGTCGGTCTTATGAGCCGAATGCCGCGGGTTCAAGCCCCGCCGTCTCCATAGAATTATTACATTTTTTTAACAAACTTAAAAAATCAAAACAGTAAATAATTACTAATGAACATGGATTGTTCTATTTGCTGCGAAAAGTTCAATAACTCTAATCATCTCAAGGTAGACTGTAAGGGTTGCAACACCTCAGAGGCGGCATGTAGAACTTGTTGCAAGACTTACATTTTAAGTTCAACCAATGATGCTATGTGTATGTTCTGCAAAACTCCGTGGGAACGTGAGTTTATTATTACAAATCTAACTAAAAAATTTGCTGATACAGATCTTAAAAAATACAAAGAAAATCTCCTCCTTGAAAGGCAAATATCTCTTTTACCCGATACACAGAAAGAAGCTATTAAACAAAAAAAAATGAATGAACTTAAAAAATGGAACGAAGATGTGCAAAAAGAAAAAGAAAGACTTAAAAAACTGATAAAGGAACAGGACGAAATATCTCGAGCATATGTTTTACAATTGTCGAGGCTACAATACGGTACTTCTACCGAAGACACGTCATCTACAAACTTCACTGTCAAGTGTTGCGATGAAGATTGCAATGGATTTTTAGACGATAAGTATCACTGTAGCATGTGTGATACAAATTACTGTAAAATGTGTATGGAAATTAAAGAAAATGGACACATTTGCAATGAAGACACCAAGGCTACCATACAGGCTATTAAAAAAGATTCAAAGCCCTGTCCTGGTTGTGGTGAAATGATATCAAAAATAGATGGATGTGACCAAATGTGGTGCATTAAATGTCACATCCAGTTTTCTTGGAGAACTGGACAACAAATGGAAGGCTATAATCACAACCCAGAATATTTTCGCTGGCTCCGTGAAACAGGGCAGCACATAGAGAGAAATCCTGGTGAAGCCCTAAGAAACGGTAGAAATATTTGCGGAGTTCAAATCGATGCTGTTTATATCACGCGAACTGTAATAAATCTTTTTCCTAGAGAACCAGCCGTAAGTGACTCTTTTTGCGAAATGTATAGATTTTACAGGCACACGGAATGGTTTGTTAATACATTCCCAAATCGGGCAAGGGATGTAGAAAAAAGTCTTTTAAATTTAAGAGTAAAGTATCTACTCAAAGAGATAAGTAAAGATCAGTGGAAGCGTGAAATTCAAAAAATAGATAAACAAAATAAAAAAAATATCATGTATGAAAACATCTGGAGACTTGCATTAACCGTTTTAGAATCTAATTTCGAAAAATTCGCCATATATACGAGTGAGCAGCAGAATAAAGAGTTATATTCAAAAATGTTATCAGAATGTACCGAATTTAAAAATTACATTAATCGGTCCTTTATTAAAGTGTCAAATACATTTGGATCGCAGACAAGTCCCGGAATAACAAGAGAGTGGCGAGAAACAAGTAACCTAAAGAATTACTTCAAAAACCTTACGCTGTAGTGTACCCAACCCCACTAGGTTGGAGTATGTAATTATCAAACAATTTTTAAAAAAAAATGTTTACTATAAGTTAAAATGGTAAATAAAGGACTTCGTGATAATGTACAATTCAGCCGTTCTGAATATGGAAAGAAGAAATCAGGTTATTATCCGCCCTCTTTGGAGGGGTATGAGTATAACCCAGAATATGACAGGTACATGAAAAAGTGCAAAACATATCAGGTTCGGAATACAAAAAATCGCTGCGTTGGGAGAAAAAGTACCGGATCTGGGTCCGGAAGAAGCCTTGCAGCAAGGGCCATGAAAATTCATCACCGTGACAAAATTTCATTAAAAGATGCGTGGAAAAGAGTAAGATTTGGGGTGCCGCCTCCTAACCTCGCGGACTATGAAATCAATCCATTAACAGGTCGTTACGTTAAAAAATGTGCATCCGGTAAAGTAAGAAATTCTGTAACTGGACGCTGTATTTCTGATAAAACAAGAAGTGCCAGGGTTGTAAATAATAATGTACCAGATGACAAAGAAATAAATCCTCTCACCGGGAGATTAGTTAAAAAATGCGCCCCCGGGAGCATTAGAAACCCGTCCACTGGAAGGTGCGTGAAAAATTCTGCGCCTACTCCGGTGCCCAGAACATCTACTAGATTTAATGGATATAAAGTTGAAATAATCATGAAACCCGAGGGTGTAGACGAATTTATAGATTTATCGGGTCGTGATCGTGCACACAATTTAACTAAATTGGCTATATATTATACTGACATGGCACAAATTTTAACTCGGGTATATGATATTAAAAATATTAAAATTACTAAGAATGCAAGCGCAGGAACTTTAAAATTAAAATATGATCATACAAATGGAGATGAGGATGAAGTTGATTCTGGTGTACAAATGGTTGAAGATCTAGGGCGCGATGGAAGAAATCCTGTTCAAACCAATGGAAATGGTAAGATTATAGATATAGGTCCGGCTGATATGCGCGCGAATACGTTCTTCCTTGAAACAAGCCTCAGCCCCATGGTCTCGAGTGTTAAAAAAACTAAAAAGGGAAATTAAATTTTTTTAAACACAAAGGAAAAGTTTAAAAAACTGCATATTTGTTCATTTTCAGTTAGATCTTTGTGATATAAATTGTACCAATGGTAGAAACTGCTAATGTTTAATAGTTCAAGATTGTGATTTTTACATTTTTCAATTAGATGGTCTTTATAAAGAAAATATTCAATTGAAGCCCCACGATACTCAAAATAGGTCTCTTGGGATGTTTTACTATTCTTAAGTTCAAATGAATACATTCTTTCATCTGGGGTGTTTTTAATGCAAATGTTTTCATTTTCAAATGAATTGCCATCCTTAAGTAGTTTATGTATTTTATCTCCGTCAGCAGCAGTTCCAATGAAATACCCACCCGTCTTTAATTTTCTGGAAATAATATCTAGTGTTGTGTCTATACTATCTACAAAATAGTGCATAGAGAATTGACACGAAACTATGTCGTAAATTTTAGAGTTGTCTTTACTATTTATCTTATTTAGAGCGGTTGGGTCTACAGCCGAAATATTCCAGAAATAACACTTAGGCGTATTTGCGCGATGTTTTACACCCTGATATCGTTTAATTGCCCCATCAAACGAATGTTTTTCATATATGCTTTTCGTATCAACATCAAAACCCGTGACAAATTTAAGTTTAGCAAGTGTCCATTTCATAATGTCACCACCGCGCCCAACTGCAACATCTAATAAAGAAGTCCCAGATGTATTTCTTTGCGCGTCAAGAATGAGTTGCAGTTTAATCCAGTTGTGAAATTTACGAAGTCCTTCGAGAGATTCAGTCATAATTAAATGTCAATTTAATTAATTATGAATGTACCTATACTCTATATTTTTTTGCAAAATTATTTATTTTTATCATTCAGGGTCATTATAGCCATCGCTGCATAATTATGCAGGTCCATGAGAGTATCTCTCAGAGTTTCATTTGATACTTCAATGCTAATATCCTTTGATGTAATTTTAGCGTATCTTTGAAGCTTGTCACCGATTCGTACTAGCACACCGACGGTGCCGTATGTAGCAAAAGCGTCACCATAATCTTTATTTTTTTTAATGAAGAGTTCCAGACATTCTTTCTGAATACACTCTAACTGCCCTGGCCGTTCCATTAAATGTATATAAATTATATCTCTAAATTAAATCAATAAGATTTATACTCCCCAAACCCATATAAATATCCAATTGTTTTTCCCAGTCTGTTTTTGGTTCATAATTTGGGTAAACATTTGTAATCATTATAGATTATATAAAAAATAATCCATAGTTTCTTTAACAAATATTACAAAAAAAATAGATACTTAAAATTATTATACATTATACATTATACATTATACATCATATCATGAATTGTAAATGCGGAAATAGAGCGCTTTTCTTTGAAAAATTTACAGAAGACGGGATTTTTAATACATTTAAATGCGACACCCAGGAGTCTAAAAAAAAAGGAAAATGCGATTTCTTTCATGTGGAAAAAATTAAAGACATTAAAGACATTAATATTGCATCTGTTCAAAATAACAAAACAACCGAGGAGCAAAATCCGCCGCAACTGACCGCAATTAAAATGTACACAAAGGATTTATTTCAATATATTAAACTATATAAAAATGTAACACACCTACCAGAGACATATTCTACTGCTTATACAGCAAATATCAATCACATCCTTAAACGATTAAATATGCCTTTATATTTTGCAAACACCGAGAGCATCGATTCGCTTGAAAATAGGATAAATATGAATGTATGTGTAAAACGCGTTGAACGGACCAATATATATCCGATTACATTAACAGAATACCATTTAGAAATAGCGGTTCCGATGAACATTATCAAAAATAAGAAAAGAAAGATTAAAATTAGCGCCAAACTTAGTAAACTACCTGATTTTAAGTCATTCATAGAACAGGAAGAAAAAACGAAAAATACAATCATTACTGATAACAATTCGGTATGCAGTGATAATGAAAGTGTTTTGTCTGAAGATGATAATGATAATACATTTGACGTTGATAACTGCGACTCTGATCAGGATGTTGATGACGATATAGAAGCATTTAGCGACTAAATTAATTTAATTAAATGTATATTATACCGTAATATAGTATATGTTGTCAAATATTTTAGATGAAAAAAGTCAGGCTAAAATAAGCGAATTATTTAATAAAATTATTTTTCCCGTTAAGTGCTATGCTATTATATTACTAATTATTCTTTTATTAAATTCTTATTATTTATATAAAATTTCTGAAAACTTAACCGATTTAAAAAAATGATAGATTTAATCTTAAATGTCGGAACTGCCTGTTACAGATCAAGAAATTGAATTTTTTAAGAAAGATGTAGGCGATTACAATGATATAGATACCCAAATTAAAGATGTTAAGAAAAAAATGAAGCCTTTTCAGGATAAACTCAAAGAACTTACACAAAGAAAGAAAAAGAAACAGGATGAAGTTTTAAACTTTATGTCGAGCAATAACCTTGATGTGTGTCACGTTGGCGACGATTCTAAGCTCGAACTTAAAAACACGGAGGTCAGTAAACCTATTACAAAAGGTGACGTCTACGATAGAATATACAAATTTTTCTCCGAAGAAACTGAAAAAACGAATGATATGAATGTGCAAGAAAAAGCAAAGTATTTACACGATTACATCTATGTAGAGGGTCGTGAAAAAGTACCTACACAAAAGTTAGTTTCTAAAGCATCTTAAAAAGTGATAATGTCCTTGTATCGTTTTGTAATATCTAATATATCTACTTCTTCGTCATATATTTCATACTCTTCTCTCTCCAGGAGTTTTATGTAATTGTTTAATGTAAGCGTTTTAATATTTAAGTTACCATCTATTTTAATTAAACCTATATCTGAATTATACCTATCTGTTGTAAAATTTAAAACCGTTAAGTTCAATTCAGACTCTTTATTGTACATTACAATAAAGTCTCGGTACAGCGTATAAAATTCAAACTGTTTAAATTGTATTATATCAAATACAATTACATTTGTCTTTTTTTCTTGAATTTCTCCATTTTTAAGAAAAATCAGGTATGACTTCATTCTATAATTTAAACAGTATATTTTAAATAACCTTTTTTAAACTGAATATTTCAAAAATTAAAATTATATAAAAAAATATTTTATAATGAATTATATTGGTGATGGCTAGAGCACCTGTTAACTGGACCAATGATATCAAGGAGAAAATTGACCAGGCAGACAATGAAAAACTTTTAGAATACTTTCAGATTTTAGATAAAAAATGGTCTATCAGTAAAGAAGACGATCTAATAACCACCGTATGTGGTAAACTTTGTATCCCCGATTTGGAAACGATTGACTCCAGTGTCCTTTCCATTGAAATGGAAAAGGCAATTTTTGAAACTACATTACTATATTTCAAATTTAAAAAATATATACCCGATTTCGAAGACTATAAAGATCGTTGGGATAGAATTTATGAAGTTATTTTCTATTCGGAAAGACTTATACGCGATACTCACATACTTTACTGTACCACTGACCCAAATAGAAATTCGCTGTGTAATGAAGATCCAGATGTACTTTTTAAGTATGCCCGTTTTACCGATGATTCTAAGAAAACACCTTATCAGTGTCTTCTTCTATATCTTCTCGAATTGTTTTCAGAGGAAGGTTTTACCAAATCTGGGGATAATTTATATAAGCCAGTTCTATACAAAGGTTATAATACTCACGCTTGGAAAAAACAGTGCACAATCAAGGATTACATTTACCAAAAAACAGATCACAAGATAAATTTCAATCAATGGAAAAATGCCACTGCAAATGGAACAAGCAATATAAATAACGCAGAAAAATATTTCAAAGAACTTATCGGCCCGGAACTTCCGGCTCTGAACAAGGATCGTCATTTGTTTGCTTTCAAAAATGGGAATTACATTACTCGATACAATATTTCAAACCCAGGAGAAACTCCTGTTTATAAAGATATATTTGTACCATACGGTAAAACGCATCCGTATCTAAATAACTTATCTGTTGCCGCAAAATATCATGACGTTAAATTTAATAATTTTGATCAGTACTCCGAAGAAGAGTGGTTTAAAATTATGGATCACTGCCCAACATTCAAAAGTCTTTTGGATTATCAAGAATTTACAACTGAAGTACAAGAGTGGTTTTGTGTTCTTATAGGTAAAATGTGTTTTAATTTAGGAGATATGGATAATTGGCAGGTTTTATTGTATCTACTTGGTCAGGCGGGTGCTGGAAAAAGTACAATTGTAATGAAAATTATTCAAAAGTTTTATGAAGAAGAAGATGTCGGTATCATAGCAAATAACATAGATGCTAAATATGGTATTAAACCACATGTCAATAAGTTCATGGTTTTGGCGCCGGAAATAGCAGAAAATTTTAAGATGGAGCAGACAGATTGGCAGTTATTGGTTGAAGGAGGAAGAAATACTTATTCAGAAAAGTATAAATCCGATGAAACTATTAACTGGGAAGTTCCCATGATGATGGGTGGTAACAAAATTATGAGATACAAAAATAATTCTGAAAGTGTATCTAGGAGAACAGTGGTTGTTAATTTTTGGAAAAAGGTAGTAAATACAGACACTGAAATAGATAAAAAACTTACAAAGGAAATACCGAATATTATGAAAATGTGTATTCGCGGTTACTATCGTATCTTAAAAATTCATGGCAAAAAAGGAATCTGGAATATTCTCCCGCAGTATTTCAAAGAAAACAAGGAAGAGATGGAGCAAACTACTAATTCTCTTCAGCATTTCTTGAAAGCCGGCAATGTTGTATTTAATAAAAAGTTATATGTACCTCTAAAGGTATTTTCTCAAATGTTTAATGAGCATTGCAGGGAGAACAATCTACCCCGCGAACAATTTACAAAAGATTATTATATGGGTATATTTACTAATAATAACATTAAAATGGTGCAACAGGGTTCAAGAGAATATCCTATTAATTCAGGCATTATACTTAAACGAACTACATTTTTACTCGGTATTGATATCTCGGGCGATGATAACGAAATTCTAGACAATGACCCTGAATAAATTATACGTTAAAAGATTCGTTTTAATTTATTTATTAAAAGTAAATGTCCAAAGAGCCAACTGAATCGACTGTCGACGGCAATTTTATATTTAAGGCTGGTGTTGTATGTGTATTCATTGTAATTATCTATTTCATGTATAGTTTATTTTCTAAAATGAAGGAAATAAACAATAAACTGGACTCTTTTTTAATAGATCTAAATAAACCGCCTGAAATACACGAATTACAACAAGATGTCGTTGAAGACATTTCTGAGAAAACTGAAGATAAGAAGTCCAATGTAGATTTATCAGGTGTTGACTTAGTACAAGATCTAGATACCATCGAGGAGTAAATTTTATGTAGGACATAAAAGAATATTCTCGTTCCTTACAAATGCATCTATTACACATCTATATATTTTTTCATATGAAGCGATGTCATTTCCGCCCGTAATTATAACACTACCGGGTCTGAATACAATGCATGACATGACTTTATTAAAATCTGGTTCTTGCATCTTAATGTTAACGCCCGGGTATTTATTCGGGTTAAAGGAATAAGTTTTAAGGTAATTCAACTCCCGTTTATCTAGAATTTTACACAAATCTGTCTGTTTTATGAATTTATCGATCTTAAAATCAGAATTTATCATGCATATTCTAACATTGGATATTTTTGCGGTTTCGTTCTTAAAAGCGTTCAATGTTTTAAGCCTTTTAAAAATTTTTCTTATAGCGTATGTGGCTGAATATGGGTTAAGAATTCCTGCTAACTGAATATTTCCATTTGAGAATATTTTAGCAGAAACTTTTGGTTTATTCTGGTACTTCACCGTTATGTAAACATTAGCACAATTATAGAATTGTTTTTTACCGTTTTCGTTACTGTACTCTAAACAATACTTTGAAGTCTCTATGAGACTATTAAAAGAACAGCAAACAGTCATTGTAGATATATCCCATTTTTTAATAATTTTAAAAGATGTATATATTTCGGGACCACTCATTCGCTGATAAACATCGTTAAAAAATTTGAACTGAGGATTACAAATGCAATCTGTATATTGAGAACGCGGATCGCAGATTGAGCACGTTGTCATTATGTCTCCGTGTTCTTTATATACTAATTTGTTTCTTTATATAGTTATTTTTTGCAATTATCTGTCTTTAATTTCATTTATATTATTTATTACATCAATATAATCGATTATTAATTGCTTGTTTACTGTTTCTCTGCACGCTTTTAGGAGCATCGATGTCATTTCTTTAGAATGATTATTTACTAGATGCGTGAAATAAAATATAAAACGCGGAAGATAAAATTTATAAGTTTCTTCTAGATTCAGGTCTTTATCATTAATGTCTTTTATAATATCATGTAAACAATATGTTAAAATATTAAGATCTACATCTTTAATCATATCATCTGATATAATTAGTTTATTAGTCGATTTCCGATGATAATAAACAATAAGTTTATTAATTTCTTCTATTTTTTTACTTGTTAAACTAATTCTAGTACAAGGATCCCTGAAGTCAGACATTTTATTCAAATATAGTACAAATGTATTAAAATCATAATAAATGTACTTATTGTTATTTTTAATACATATCCATGGATATTTAAGTTCTTCGTGAGAAATTGGGCACATATTATTAAAATCTAGTGTTTGTCTTATTTTTCTTTGAATTACTTTTGCAGCGGAGTAGCTGTTTAGAATATCTAAAATACATTTTTTTTGGACGTACCCAACAAATTTAATTTTATAAATTCTACATATTTTTCTTAAACAGTTAACGGTTAAACTATTGGAATACCGAATCATATATTTAATTATTCTATCTTTTTAAATTATTTAATAAAATATATAAAAAGATAAAAGATAAAATATAAGATATATAAATATATAAATAGATGACATCTTTTAAAATATCTAAAAAAACAGTTCATACAGATGCTAGAACATCTATAATAGATAAACATGTTGAAACCATTAAAAAAATAGAAGACGATAAAAAAAATATCGATAAATATCGTTCAGAATTATTTTTGTTGGAAAAAACAAAAAAAAATTTTGAATGTAAAAACAATTTTTCTGATGCTTTTATTGTGCACCAAAAAATAGACAAATTAAAGGATAAAATTCAAAGAATTGAAAACGATACAGAATTATCCGATTATTTATTTAATTCTATGAATTTTATAAAAGAGATTGATAATGATGAATGTACAACGGTGTCAGATACGACAGAGGACGGTATATTTAAGTACATTTCTCTTGATTCGAAAAATAATAAAGGCGAAATGTATAAGATGTACATGGAAAAATGTTTTCCATCCGAAGTAAATAGAACCGTTGAATATAGTCTAAATAATACATATAGATGTAAAGATTGCGGTTTTAAAACCACAAATGATATTTCATCTGGTCTCACAATCTGTTTTAATTGCGGTCTAGCAGAAAAATCGAATATTTCAAACCTTCCAGAGTGGAATCATGCAGAAACCCACGAATACATTAAACCTTATAGTTATAAACGGACAAATCACTTTAAAGAATGGATTAATCAAATACAGGGACGCGAAGGAACTGTTATACCAGCAGATGTTATAAATTTACTGATTATCGAGATTAAAAAAGAAAGATTAAAGGATAAATCCCTTGTTACATATTCTAAAACTAAAGAATTTCTTAAAAAACTTAAACTCAATAAATATTATGAACACATTCCAAATATAATTCATAAAATAACTGGTAATAAGCAATTAATCATTAACAATGAACTCCAGGTTAAATTAATTAGTATGTTCAATGATATACAGGAACCATTTGATAAAAATTGTCCGAAGAATAGAAAAAATTTCTTGAGTTATTCATATACATTATATAAATTTTTTCAATTAATAGATAAAGAAGAGTATCTTATATATTTCCCATTACTTAAAAGTAGAGAAAAATTGTTTGAACAGGAAAACATATGGAAGAAAATATGCAAAGATTTGAATTGGACTTTTAAGCCGTGTATATAATACAATTAAATTTAATAGATGTCTATATTCGCTGTACTGTTATTGTAAGATACCGCGGTAGTTCCCAGGCATGTTACATTGATATAAGATCTTGATGACGCGATTTTATTAAAATTTATTTCAAGCTGAATACTGCTATATCTATCCAATGGTACACATGATCCAGAATATGCCGAGGAAGCTAAAGGTATAACCAATGAACATATTCCATCTTCTTTATCTACACCATTGAAAGTGTACCTATTATAATTTAAACCTAAAACCGACTTAGTTGCATAATCTATAACACTTGGTTCTAATGTTTTGTGATAAGGATATCCATTTAATTTTAGATTAAGGTCCTTGATGTGTACACCGGATGTTAACCATCCAGATACTATAATGTGCGATGCATATAAATTAAAACTATCTAAATCTAATAAAAGATTGGCGGTGTTATCCGCATCGAAGTATAAACCTTGTGTAATTTTAGGCATTTGCGTAATACCTCGATTGAATGCATTTATTTCTGTATCGTCTAATTCGAATCTTTTGTTATAAAGTCTTAGTTTCTGTATAGTAGTGCTATAATTTAATTTAAAGCGCCCCGCCACATTTTTGTAGGTGTCTCCAAGTTGAAATCCATAATTGTCTGCCATAAAAGAATCGATGAAGTAATTATCATCTCTATCACACGGAATCAGGGTATTATTCATGAAACGGTCAAAAACTGCAATGTTCATATCACTCGAGTTCAGCTCGTTTCCAAGTACATTATCGAGTTTGTTGTAATAAATTTTGATAGACAATTTTTGGTCTTTGAGTAAACCAGTAGGAAATGAACCATTTTCAGATATATTATGGAAAGTTTCTAGTTTAGAACTTAGTGTTTTTGTAAAACCGGGTATCCATGTGGTTAATTTAGTAGAACCGTCTTTATTTAAAATGCTACAGTTTTTTAATAAATTAGCATATTCCCCCGCCCCAAATTCTGTATCTAACATCACTTTAATGTCATCAAATGTGAGTGTTTGCCATAATTGACTTCCAACATGATACTCTATTCTACTAAAAAGGCGAAGAATAGATAAATTTTTGAGAAAAATGCCCTTTATTTCGGGTATATATGGAAGGATATCCGTATCAAGTTGTTCGGTATTGAATGCAATTGAATTAAAAGTGTTAACAGCGGCTGAAGAGATTAAATTTATACCGTGACTAGGCTGCCACCTAAAATCTAACATGGTTGGGTCGACGGGCCATCTAGAATATATTCCGGTCCATGATTTTCCATCCTTTGATATCGCCACGTTGTATGTTCCTTCGCCTACAGCAATCCATAAACCGTGTTTATGTACAACATCAAATACTATATCAAAAACCTTTGATGCATCCGAATATTCCCATTTTTCAAAATCGTCTGAATGAGCCATGGGGGATATTGCACCTCTGCCTGCCGCCACATATTTAGCCGAATTTAAACCTGTTATAAAATTATCGTTTTGAACTTGTGCTATTTTATAACAATGTCCGTTCGTCTTATTTGTTAAAGTTTCGGTGCCTAGTCTGAAATGCTTTATAAATTTAGGGTACTCGGCACCATTGTCATCTGGTTTATTTATAATTGGTATATTGATCTCTTTATAAGGAACCAAATAAAACCCCGTGCCGGATACGTGATCTACCAGAAACATATCACCTGTTAATGGAGAATATTTAGTAGAAATTACTTTTCTAGTTATTCCGTCTACTTCTAAGTCAAATGGGCGATTAACCCATTTGTCTCGAAAAGGCCGAAAACCAATTGTAAAACCGTCTCCTCCCGCCGAGGGCGGCCAGTTGCGGGACTGTGTCGACCCACTGCTCTCGTCGGCCGTCTCAACCCCGGGACCTATAAAATTGGTTCGGCCTGTGAAAGTCAATGCTTTTGTATTGTCCATATCTATAAACAATACCGCCTCATTCAGTCTTTCGGCAGTCCCACTCTCAACTTCTATTAGGTAACTTACATTAGTTAAAATACTGGTAATTCCATTTACATTTATAACTTCCATATTATTTACCTCGTAAAGACTATCATGTAAAGTTTCGGTGTGTTCATAAGGGTTATAACCGCCGTCTGTCGGGAAATCTACGTAAGTCCATGGTTTAGTCAGGTCGTTTGTATAAGCCAAACAACGATTGTTTCTAAGTGTGTCGTCGTATATTGGAGTGCCTCCGACAAACCAATGTCCTTTGTGGAAACAGACTGTATGAATTTCGTAAAACAGAAGTTCAATAAATACATGAGTATACTCGTTACTAAATTGTCCAACATGACTGGGGTAGTCTATAGTTGAATAGCATAGATGTATTTTATCATTGTTACTTCTTCCAACTATGACCATTTTTCCATCCGCAAAAACAACATCGTTTATTTTTTCAAATGGAGTATTATGCCAAAGAGGTGTACCGGGATCTTGACCTGATGCAAGAGAAGAATGCATTCCCAAATCTTCGTAATTGTTGCTGTCTGAAGAGCTTAATATGTCATATAGTGGCGGAGCATATATCAATTTCCAAAAATATTCGTTCTCAAAGTTTGGAGTCAATCTTTCAGAACTAAGCGGCAAAACCCTGACGGCAAGAATTGCCTGAATGACCGCACCTTCATCATAAGTACCCGAACAATAAACAATTTCACTATCATTGCTTCTGGGGTCCTGATAGAATCTTTCCATGTTAAAATTAGATAAAAAATCCTTCTGGTCGTCGCGCCTACCTGTATAAATAGATCTCTCTTCGTTGAATATAATATCATCTGATGCATACTTATAAACTTGACCACTAGGAAAAATGAATCCCCCCCTTAGGGCCTTTGTAACGGATCCTATGAGAGGTGACGTTTTCTGACTGGCTGAATCTAAACCACTTCTATTTCCGCATATAATTACTCTATCATTGACCGCGATGATATCATTAGGCTGATAGAGTGTCCCGAGATTAGACAGGGCGTACGAGTCTTGGTTTTCAGATGCAATGTAACTTTCGATTATATAATTAGTTCTATCTGCGATAAGTTCGTCATCTATATTAATCTTAATACCTCCACTAAATGTGTTGTCGTGAAATAAACTTATTCCCCTATATTTATTAATGTCATTTGTTAATTCTTTAGATCTAAAAGTGTCATCAAGGTGTATTTGTAAGACGTCCTGATGGCGATTGGTTCTTGCGCTTATAGACATACCGAGCCACCCGCTCTGTTCGCCTATAGCCGTTTCACTGTCAATGATTCGCCAGTGTACTGTGTCATGTGACACTGCAATGTAACCCCTGGTTGCCGACTGGTGTGCCGCTTTTATAGATGCAGTCCAAATATTTTCTAAGAAATTAACAGTGGATATTTCATAGTCATCAATTCCAACTACAAGTTTAAATTTTTTAGCATCCTTATCATATGAAAATATTTCCGTCCGTGTCGTTGGCGGCGCCACATTTCGGATTAAAACCGCTTTATTAACAGAATCTGTTTCAAAGAACACGGAGCCGCTAAACCCAATGACGGAATCACCGTCCATGTCCGCTCCACCTTCAATTTCTATATATTCTGTTGTAATATCGAGTACAGGCTGTTCTGACCCCAAATTTAAGTGAGCATTGGATCCCAGAGATTTTCGTTTGTTGGATATTATCTTCACGATAGTGTTTATCTGCGACGTGTCTGTTTTCTTAAGAATCACTACATTTGAGTCTAATTTTTTATAAGCAGCAGCGCTCTCATACGGCGAGCCAGCACTTACGGGCGAAGAATATCTCGAGTTCTGGCCGTCTGGCACATTTTCATTGTACAATATTTTATTATTTGAGTGTTTAGTATAAATAATTTCATCTAAATCACCGACTTCATTTTTGACTATATATATATCATATTCCCTGTTTATAGATGTTGCATACAATAACCGTGAATGGATATCTAATTCACTTGAAATTAGTGGAACTATACCTGGGCGGATACCAATCGCTTTTATAGTAGATGCGCTTATTACATCAGGACAAATTTGATTGTGTTGTATATCTAAAACTGCGCCAGAAATAAAGCCTTCAGACATCGGCGTGACGGGGGAAGTTGCATTTAATGCTACTCGTATATCTCCTTGTAAATTACTAACATAACTCGAAATGTAATTAATACTACCCTGCTCGGTTTCATAGTTCTTGACATTAGCATCATCATATACTTCCCGCGGATCTCGTTCTGACTTGACCCGTTCCATTTGTTCATCAATTATAGAATATTTTAATGGATACCAATTGTAACCGTCATTGTTGGACACAAATAGGGCCGTATTCAGAATGCGGGGGTAGGGTTCAACGCGCACATTAACTGTGACCTCTGCATTCATATCAAATGGAATATGAGACGACGACTCGACTTCGTGAGGCTTTCCAGATGCAACCCATAGTCCTTTATCATTAGTAACCAAATGATCTACAACTGGCATGTAATATTTCAAATCGTCCATTACCCCAAGACGAGATATTATGTGTTCACTATACATCGGGTCCGTGTTGAAAGAAATGTTAACAGTATTAGTCATTAACTCATATGGGGGTTCATATGTCGTTGAATTACACGATATAAAAAGGTATAATATCTCTCCGGTTTTTGTAGATATGGGATTGTCGACGTCATATATATTCTTGGTATCGTCCACACTATTGTGATAAAAATTTTTAGTATTAGAAGCAATATCACTAGTGAGCCCAGTGAATTGTCCATCTTTTACCAAATTAAACTTATAAGTGGTACCAGTCACGGGTGACTGGAAGATGGGGTCACCACTACCCGTGACCCGATTAGACAAATTCATTATAGCATTTATTTTATCTTTCAGCACTGATACTGTTATAACTGACCGGTCAGTAGGGTCCTCGGCTAGTATACTTACAGTACGCCTCTGGACAATAGGCAACCCGCTTTGTGCCGGAGCATCAGTTCCCGAATAATATGGTATAGAAATGTATATAATCTTAGGATCATATATGTAGTTGTTATAGAAACTTATTAACGGATGGGTATCTTTAAACCTGACCTCAATGTTATAATTTTCAGTGTCTAATATAGTGTCATTGTTGGCGGGGACGCCCCCCAGAACAGATGGCGTGGGCGCGAGCGCATATATAGCAACACTATCAACGTATAAATTAGAAGAATTGGTGCCCTCCCAGACATCATCCTTGCGGCATATCAAATAATCGCTACTTACTCCGCCGTATAATAGTTGAAGTTTACTTTTCAAAGTTGCTATGTTGTCAGCCGCGTTAATAGCACAACAAATCTTAAATTTGTCATTTAAACGTTCATCCACTGGTTTGCAAGATGATTCAAAAGCTGTTCCTCCAAGACGGATTGATTTCGGATTGTTATCCAGGCTACCATTCCCATTTGTTACACTGTTATTCACTTTTATATTGATTTTTTCTGCTTGTAAAAAACCTAAATCTGTTACAAGAGTATTGTCGGATACCCCCGTGAATTCAATCTCAGAGGAGCCCATAGAGGTTTTCACTTTGACAGTGTAATCGTTGCTATTTACATCGAGTATATTATTTACTTTTGTTTTAAATTCGCCGAATGTTAAATAATTCCCGGTTGCATTTCTTGATGTCATTTGTATACTTTTACCGATGGGCCAAAGATTCGACATCCCTCCGTTTTGTTTCACATTTACAAAAATGGTTTCATAGTCATTTATTGTGGGCATATTTTTAATTCTTACATCTAAATAGTCTCGTAGATCGATTTTAACAATGCTGGCACCTATGTTATGTTCTGATACAATATCGTTAATTTTTACATCATCCGGATATTCTACCTTATGGACCTTATTTAATAATTTAATATCAGTCTGTACATAACCAAACGTTTCATGAATTAAGACTTTTAATTCCCCTAAAGTTAAATTGGTAGCGTTATTACTAAAATTGTTGCGTACAAATGCGAAAGAATTAAGTTGTTTATTAGTCAGCATTTCATTTTTTCTATACATATCAGATAAAGGATAGTAATTGTTCGGACCATCATACATATTTACATTTTCCCATGTTACTCCATCATTATAACTCCTCTTTATCTTACCCTCGCTGGCAAATTTGTCCACTCCTAGTAAAACCTTATGCTTTGATCCTGCTACATATACAGGATCTCCATATGGGTCTGTTACACTAGATGATATAACATAGTCTTTAAAATTAAAATTCTCTAAACGTTTGGAATTTGTTTCAAGTGGCCGTGTACTTACAATAGGATTCGATGCGCCCGCGGTGATAGTGTGCTCGGTTGAATCATAATAAAGATCTTTTAAATGAAAAGTTGTCTGACTTGAGCCGTGGTACTTGGCGATGCTACCTGAATCATACGAGAGAAACCATTCAGGGGCGCGGAGTACTTCACCTGTGTGATCCTTAAATCCCGAGACCAGTACACCATCATCGGTAGGTAAAATAGTTGTAACTATTTTCAAAATGCTAGGAAGTGCAACTGAGGATCCAGATTGGGTATAATTAATATCCCTAAGTATCACTTCACGTTGATAGACAAACTCATCTAATAAAAGAAATTTATAAGGGTCATTGCCTGCAATTGCTGGTTCACCCCCGATGAATAAAACGGGTGTATTCGACGCACCGGCCTGTCCGTCGACGAGTGCAATATCCATAATTTCACTGAAATACCCTATTTTAAATTTACTTGGCGGCCCGGCATCGCTCATGCCGTCACCCACTGATATATTAAAGTCTGGCCCTGATAGCCCGCCCCTTCCCTTGCCTACAGATATATTAACAGGGCCCCATCTTTCATCTACAACAACAATTGACTTGTTTATATACACCCACTCTCCGTCTGCTGGGTTCGTTTTATAAACACCAGGTACCGACTTAGTTGAAAAATCTATATCAGATTTAGATAAGCTTTCGCCTGTCATTAAAAAAGTCTGTCTTAGCTGGTCTCCTATATTTTCTAGGTCCATACCACTGCCTGGAGTTGAATCGTCTGCTATATACTGAAAATTTGTTATTTTAGAATCCATTTCAAAATTTAAATAGATGTCTCCGAGCATGTCAGTATTTTCATCTGGTGTAAAAAGTTTATATTTTTCAGTCGTTGTACTTTCTAAATTGCCAGAGCAAGTCATTTCTGAAATGTTGTGTCCGTGAATAATTTGTTTAGTTGAGTCATTTTCTGTTATGAAAACAGACTTTATTTCTTCATTATCATTTATTTCATTGGTAACAGCAAGACCCTGTGTACCGCTTGCATTATATGCGGCGTGAGCAGCATGAGCCCCTCTTCCCATATTGTTAATTAATATAAGTAAAATATAATTATTTATATTATTTAACCCATTTATTCATTTATTCATTTATTCATTTATTCATTTATCCATACTAATTTAGTACATCGCGAGCGATGCTGCGCCACCCTTGAATAGTGCAGTGGTCTCTCCAATGCACGTAATATTAATGTATGGGTTTCCTGCTGGTACCTGCGCCGTGAATGTTAGAGTTAGACGAATGCTGTCGAAACGGTTAAGAGGAACCGATGATCCCGAATAAGCAGAACTTGCGAGGGGGAATACAAGGATACCAATGCCATCAACCGCCTCTTCCTGGTTATTCTCTATATCACGATTAACATATAGACCAAGCGAAGAAGCAGCCGCGTAATCTAACATCTGAGCAGGCAGAACACCGGAAAATGAAGACGAATTTAACTTAAGCTCAGCGCTCTGGATATAGACATCTGGTCCTAGGTTACCCGAAAGAATAAGATGCGAACCATATAACGAAAAGTGGTCGAGATCAATGGTCTTTTGCTTAACACTTGCGATGTCAGTAATAACAGAATTCTGGGACATCTTAAGACGCTTTGGAAGACCAAGTGGCATCGCCTTCATCTGTTCGCGCTCCTCATTACACATAATAATGTGCTTGGCGTAAAGTCTAACAGTTTTTATTGAGATTGGGGAGGGACCAAGGGCAATAGATGTGGGACTACTGGCTGACAAAGTTGAATTTTGCACGCCTGTTTTGTAAGAGACCGATGTAAGGTAAGGGGAATCGACTGGGAACTTGTTGTACACAGTGGCGGCGTTAAGGGTGTATGGATCGGCGGTAATAGTTACATTATCTTTGGGAGCGAAATAAACCTTAATCTTAATAGACTGATGAGGAGCCGCTGCAAGAGGATATCCGCTCTCCGAAATACTGGTAAAAGTCTCTAACTGAGGAGCAAGAGTCTTGGTTAGCGCAGGAATAATAAATGTAACATCTAATTCTTTTTTGCCATTAGTATTACTGTAGTTTGTGGCGTCGTAGGTCGACTCACCGTCTGTCGATGGGCGGCCTCTTCTCGATACGGTGTTGTATGCGGCCTCGGACATCTCGGTGTTGTATACTACCCGTACATCATCTTTCTCAAGAGTTTGCCAAATCTGTGTACCAACCTGATACTCAATGCGCTCAATTACATTAGTCAATGCACCTGATTTGAACTGAAATATTGGATCCCCTGCACTGAGCTGGGCTTCCGACCCGCTCACCACGTCGACTTCATTGTCGCCACCGAATCCCGGCGTGATACCGCCAGTAAAATTATTCTCAATGACAACTTTCATATTGAGATATAATTCTCCAAGACAATCGATGTCATTGTTGATGGTGAAAATCTTGGTACCGCCAAAATCTGAAGTACCATTGTTACCACTAGCGGGAACCTCTAGAATTGTCGAACCGTGGAGTAACTGACGAGTAGTATCATTCTTGTTCCAGAAGACCGACATTACGTCGCCTTCCTGGTCCTGAATCTTATTAGTAACGGCGAGACCCTGGGTACCACTTCCGTT